CGCAACTCCCCACCCCGCACCCCCGCACCCTGGTACATAAGTTGCTTTAGTGGACCGATGATTATGGGTGCGGCCGGAGGATTGGGAGAAGGATTGTTCTTGTTCTGCTCGGCCAGCCACTTCGGGTACTCGGCAATGTCGAAGGATGCCTGCTTGATCTTGTCGGCGAGCATCGCGATTTTGTCGTTTAGGTCTTTTGCTCGGCGGTCATAATCGGCTATGGCAAGCGAGGCCATCTCATTAGCTTGAGTTCCGAAAATACCCTGCTTCTCATACTCCGAGATAAGCCCGGACATCGTCGGCCTCGCCCCCATGTAGCGAAGCGATGTTTCGGCCCTTGTCTTCTCCTGCGCGGCGACCTTGATTGCGGCGAGCGCGGCATTGTACCGGTCGGCCGCCTCTTTCAGCGACAGTGCACTCTTGGTACCAGATGACACGTATTTCCCGTTCAGCGCGTCAAGCTTGTCGATGAGTTCTTGAATGGCCGCTTTCGCTTCATGAGCCGGGTCGATGATTTCAAGAAGCGCCGCGCGGATCGGCGTCAACACCGACGCAACAATCCCACCTCCAGCGACCTTCATATCCTTCATCGTCCGGTTCCAGTCGGCCAGCGACCCCGCCGCCTTCTGGGTCTCCGGGTGCATCTCGGCGAACGCCTTCTCCGACTCACCCGCTGCTCTGGCGATAGCTCTGAGTGCGGCGGTGATTCCTCCGATGGCGGCTCCGCCCATGAGGAGCTGCATGGTCTTGGAGACCCGCTTGACCGATCCTTCGAGACTATCGAGATTGCTTTGGGCAGACTTCACCCCTTGTGCGGTCTCATCTTTTGATCTAATGCTGTATTCAAACTTCGCCATCAGTTTACCTTCGCCATCTTGTTGAGGTGTTCAACGAAGATGTTCTGCATTAGCTCGATGACCGCGAGTGTCTTAGCTGGCTGCTCCATGAGCGGACCGTCATATGGCAAGTGCAAGAGTGACCCGTGTTCTTTGTCAGTCGATAAGAAAAACAACCTCGCCAGGTATCCCCACTTGCGGTGGCAGGGCATGGTATCCGGGCTCGCCCCACCACCCTGAAGGAAGTCCGCCATTACTTCCCGGATTTCGTGGACTTCCTCTGTGGCAAAGGGAGGGCCGCCTGCCACTCCGTAATCACATAGGAGTAGAGCGTGCCCTTGGCCATGATGATATCCGCCACCTCACCCGGAGTCGCGGGCTTCCCTTCCACGGTGAAACTAGACTCTTTAATGAGCGTGGGCAGGAGTTTCATGAATGCCGAGCTTGCATCCTTGCCCTCGTTCGCCGCCATCTGCGACAGCTCACCTGCCGTGGCCTCGCGGAGTAACACCCATTCTTGATGTTTCTCAACCGCGAAGAATTCACCGATCTCGACACGGCAAGAAAAAAGCCCGGTCTCCCTGGCTGCTTTCAGTTCCATACTCCCTCCTTATGCTGAGTATTTAGTAGATCGTGCGTCCCGTAACGTTACCGTGATCGCCTCTGTGCCGCTCTGCTGACTCGCGGTGAAGTTGAGCGTTTGCCGGAGACGTTCAGGTCCATTGACGTTAGGCGACGCATCGGTGAAGTAGCAGTTTGGCATCGTGATGGTGAGCTGATACGGCGCATCGGTAGCGGCCTCCTCGTCAGACGTGAAGGTCAGCACTACCGAGCACGGCGTCGCGGTCAGGAAGTAGCTCGACCGGATACCTTCCGTGGTGCTGGAGTATAATACTTCCATCGTGCCAGTGGTGCTGCGCGCGTTCGGCTCGATCTCCATCATGTAGGCCGAGCCGTTCATTACATAGAGATCGTTCTCCAGGTTGTTGCTATCGGTCAGGTCAAACCCGGTTACTTCGGCGTATGAGGCACCCCCCACGGTGACAGACCCATGGGAGAACTTTAGCCCCTTCGTGGTGCTATCGCTAAGCGTGACAATCGTCGAGTTAACTTCACTATGGCCGCGAAGCGTGAATGTCGCGCGAAGATAGTCGTTCACTTTGCACGAAAGTTTCATTTGATCTGACTTACATGACACGAACGCATAAGCCGATACGATGCGGTCAATTACCATCGTGAAATGCGGCAGACTCGTCGCGGCTCCAGCGGCTACATGCGTGAACGCATGCGTGTACGCTGACCCGTCAGCCGTTGCGTTACCCTCGGCCCCGAAGTGCTCCCACAGCAGCCAACCGATAGTGTCCGGATGCACGATGAGGTTGACATCGCCCTCGACTTTCTTGCCGAAGGTATCCATTCGCCCCGTCGTTTTCGCTCCGACGAGCGTATCCTCCTCTTTGTAGTTCGGAATCAGCTTCATCGTCTCGGACGTGTAGCCGATGTTCACCGTAGGGGCAACCTTCGTGCCCCATGTAGACTCCAGCCCGATCTGGAGCTTGGAGCCGCTGCCTTGGATGATGCTCATAGTTGCCCCCTAGTTTGCCACCGTCAACGTGACGGTCAGTATCGTTTCTATCTCCATTAGATTTTCCCCGCCCGGTTCTGATGCGTAATAATTCACCTTGCTAACACGAGCGTAATCACAAGCACTGCCAAGCGTATGATCATCGTTCACCATCTCTCTAAGACAGTCCGAATACCTAAGCGCCTTCGTGGGCAGCTTGTCGCCGTCAGCCCCCTTTAGGATTATGGCGACATACACTTGCATCGTAATCTCATCTTCCCCGAGGTCCAGCGGTTCGATGCTGATCTCCGTTGGATAGTAGAACGCCATGGGGTATCGATTCTTTTTCAGCGCGTCTAGGTCGCCTACTACATGCTCTTTAATGTCTTCAAGGTAAAAATCCTCGGTTTCCTTCAGCGTATTCATGGCGATCACGTAAGCGGAGAAATTGTCCTCCACATGAGATTTGATGTTATAGAGTGTGTCCTCTAACGTGCTCGTTACCGTGACAGCCATCTATTTACCCGCCACCTTGTCAAGCTCGCGTTGAAGCGCCACGTCAGCCTCGCGGTCCGCAGTACCGCTGTCGAAGTACGATGTAATGCCTGGCAGAAGATACGGCCGCTTGGGAATCCGCACCTTCTTCGTCACAACCCACCCGTTCTCCGTTTGAAACCTCAACCACTTCTTTCGGCGCGGAACTATCGTCCCGCCAAGTTCGTGAATCCTAGCGTATACCGGGCCGTAACTTCCGACCATCGTTTCGTGATGGCTAACGTCGCGGTACGAAATGCTCGCCCCAGGTCGCCGCTCCTGCGCTTCAACACTTGACCGCGCAGATAGTTCTTCTGCACGTTCCCTACGATCTGCCGCGCAAACATGCACCGCAGTTGCCGGTCTATCTTCGGGTTCGTCTCGCGCAACTTTCTAAGCTGACGCGCGGCATCGCTCCGGGGGTCTTCGTACAGCTCTACGGCGACCATCGGCGGTACCTGTCCAGTACGTCAGTAACAGATTTCGGCAGCGCGCCATCCTCATAGCTCACACTCCCGCCGGCCTGCGCTGATACCGAAGTGACCCCGACCCTCCCGTCCTTCTGCCGCTTCCACATCCACTGTGCGGCTTCCAGTGCCGCCCACCGCAAATCGGCAGGGAGAGTAACCCACCCGCCATAGTAACTCGCCTTCACGGATTGCGGCGTCACCGGGAACACCTCGTCGTCAAGCACAACCTTCCCGGTGCTCAGATACACAACGTAGTTTGCTCTCGCGATCAGGGTGCTATCGCCATACTCCCGATCTTCGTCAATCCAAACGATCACGCTACTCGTGGTCTCGACGACCGGGGTGTTCCTCAGCCATAGCGTGTCATCGCCCTTCCCCTCGGTGTACTCGATGATAGCGCTGTTCATGATGGTGTCGCGGCCTGTGTACACTGCGAACATGGTAGTAAGTGCGTTGACAACGCTTTCGAGTTTCCCGTCATAGTCAGTGTCGCCCTGGGGGATATCCAAGAATCCCTTCACATCCTCCAGAGACAAGATCGCGTTTGTTAGCAGCGCCATGGCGGCCTCATTTCAAATACATAACGCGCCCATCAATCGGCGTGTTGTAGTTGCACCTTTCGCAGATACCCGTGAACTCTCCGCGCATGTGAGCATTCAACATCTCGACTCGCGCAGAAGCACCCATCAAAGCCTCTATGCTATCGGTCACGATGTTCCCGAAGTCCGTATCCGCATGGAAGTCGTGCGCGCAGGATATAACCTTCCCGTCCGGCATGATGCACAACTTCCCAAGGTAGTCGCACGGTTCCCGCTTGGACCGCTTGAAGTCGCTGACAGTCAGGTCGGGACCACCCTGGTTGTCGTACTTGTAGGACACTCGAAGGCGACCGGGAAAATCTTTCCACAGCCGCATCAAATCCATCTCCGTGCCCTGGTTACCCTGCCAGATCAAACAGTGCAACTCCGGCATCGGCACTTTCCGAATTGCGTCGTACTGCGCACGGATGTTAGCAACCACCGCGTCGAAGCTGGCTCCTACCGTGTGCTCGTAAGCCTTGCGCGTCCCGCCGTTGAAGCTGATAACAAAGTGGTCAACGTCCGGGACCATATCCAGCGCGATAGCGTTCGTCGTGATTGCTATTGTCTTCCCCTCCCTACGCTTCACAACCTCGAAATACTCAGCGTGGTTTGGCAGGCAGTACACATCCCCTGTGTCGTTAATCATCACCTTGGACACCATGGGGTTGTCCATCAGCTTTTCCCACACGATGCGAAAAGTCTCGACCGGCATCGTCTCGCCTGGTATCTTCCACACCGGGCAGGTACGGCAGTGCGCGTTACACTTTGTCGTGATGCTTATCTTCGCTTCAACCATCACGCTGCCTTTTCCATCCCCTGATACCTCCTCACGATGTCAAGGAAACTCCCCGCGCTGTGCTCCCATGTGAACCCAGCCCTGATCCTCGCGGCGGCTCGCCTGCCCTTCGCAAGCGCTGCATCATAGGCGTAATAGATTTGTTCCATCCTCCTTATGATGTCGTTCACATCGGCAAACGCGGCATACGTCCGCCAGTGCAATGACCGATCGCCAGTCCGCTCGTCAAACTTCATCGCACTGACCGAAGTGAAATCCCACTTGACCGGGTACCCTTCTTTTTCTGAGATGAAGTCTCGCGGTCCGCCCCAGGGCGTATAGATGCATGGCAGGCCAGTTGACATGGCCTCGGCAAGCGTAAGCCCGAAACCTTCGCCCATCGAAGGCAGCATGAAAGCGTGCGCGTCTCGATATAGCCCGAACAACTCCGCAGTAGACAAATCGCGTGTATCAATCGTCACCCGCATGCCGGGCTTTTCTTCAACAACACTCCCCCGCTCCACGCCGGTTGATTTGCAGTACAACCAGGCGTTCGGGGGCAGTCTTCCACTCGCCCTCCATCCATCCCATGCAGCGCCGACGTGCTCGAATCCCTTTCTAGGATTCGGAGCCCCAATCCACAGAAATACAAATCGGGACACGAGAGGCATCTGTCTCTCAACGTATGGGAATGCTTCAGTGTCTACCCCCTCCCAGCACACTTCTATTGGCCGCTTCGTGTACTGGCTAAACAAGTCTTTGTTCTGCCTGCACGGGACAACGATCACGTCGGCAAACTGTAGCGGCGCGATCCAATCGTCAGGCAACGTCGTACACTCATACATTGTGTAGAGAAAATTGGTGCGCGCCGGGTCGGGCTTGAACTTGTTCGGTGTGGTGATATGCACCATCACCGGTGCCGACTCATCGCTCACCGATCCGAGACGTTCGCACGCCGCCTTCAGCATCTTGGAGTGCGTCGAATACCCATACCCGTTTCCGATCTGCCCCGAGATGTTGTTAGCCCAGCAAATAGATGGGGCCGCCGAAGCGGCCCCATTATTACCGATACTTTCCGTCATTAGCTGGCAGCCGTCACCAGCCGGCAGAACTGATTGGGCAGCGCGAGGGCGAATGCCCACCGAGTGAAGAGATAGAACTGGGTCTGGTTGGACTTCGCGATGGAGTACGGGTCCATGAATAGGTCGATGGAGTCGAGCCGGTGCCCGATCTTCACACCGCTAAAGTCGCCAAGCACGGTGATGGCCGTAGAAACTGCCGTGGTAGACGGACCAGTCTCGAGCTGGATCACCGGCATACCAAGGATTTTCCCTTCGGGTGCATCGCCACCGCCACGGTCGATATTGGTGATGAACACGGGACGGGAAGCCGCGTCCCTGATCTGGTAGATGTAGGTCCACAGCGGGGTGCGGTTGCAAACCCACTTGGCATTCCGCAGCCGCGCGGTGGGAATCTTAGCCACCACATCGAAGAACGAGGAGAACCCGACCGCCGCAAACGTCGAGGACCCGGAGCCAAGAACAACCGAGTACCCGGCAGCCGACGAGAACACGCTCGACATGGGGCTACCAGTCCCGTTGAACACGGCCGAATCAACTTTCTGGCCGATAGCCTCGGTAAACTGCCGAATAAGGATCGGAACCACGGGGTAGTTCTGATCCTGAAGCAGCTCATTGGTGATCCCGCCGAAGGCGTCGAACCGGACAGCGGTCAACGTGGTCTGCGCGAACACGGCCGAGGTGACCGTCGCGTCAGTGCCTTCCGAAGTCTGCGCGACAGAGACCCGCGAGCTTTCCGTGGGGACGTACATCACGTTAGAGTTCATCGCGATGTTGTCGCAAATCTGGAGAGCCCGGCTGTACTCAGACGCATACTCGAAGTAGATGCTCGGGTACTCTGGCGCGATGGCGAACCCGCCGACGTTACCGGTCGTGCTCTGTCCGACCACCGCCTTCTCGGCAAGCCGGTCAAGCCAGGTCTTCGTAACGATCTCGGCTTTCTTATCGTCCTTGAAGGTATGGCCCACAGCCTTCAGACCATCCATGTTGACCTTGAAACGCCGACCCTTGTAGATGTCGGGCAGCCCGACCTCGATGCCGCTGTGCTTCGGCTTGGCTTCCTCGCTCTTAGCAATGGCAGCCGCGCGCTCTGCATCGGCAGCCTTGTCGGCAAGCTCCTTTTCAAGCTTCGCCTTTTCCTCGGCCCGGATTTCCGCGAGGATTTCCGTGTTCAGTTTGTCAAGCTCAGCCTTGTCGGTAGTCTTCTCGACAAGGGACTTGAGCATGTCAAGCTTAGTCATGATGAACCTCTCTTGCAGCTTCGATGAGTGAGGCCAACCGAGACCGTTGAACTTTGGTCGCCTGGTCTTCGGTCTGCTTTACGCCGTCAGGCGCAGACTTACTTACAAGTTCCGGTCCGAACAGTTTCGCGATGTCCTCGCTCGTGATATTGACCCCGGCCGCCTTGGCCGAGTTCATGATTGCCGCGCCCCGATTGCTCGGGATGCCAACGACACTCACTTCCAGTAACTCAAGTTCCGTGTAGACCCGCCGCCCCTGATCGTCAGTCTCCCACTTCGTCGGGAGCGCACCGATGGACATGAAGCGCAGGAAGCCGTTGTCCACCATCCACTTGACCTTGGGTGCGAACTCCATCGGCCCGCCCTCGGCGAACACGTACTTCACCCCGATCTTGTCTGGCTCCTGCCATGCCCCGACAGCCTTACCAATAGGCATTGTCTCCTCGCCTGCACCGCCCGATCGCCATGCGTGCGAGTAGTAGATCGGCCCCTGCTCCTTGACGAACCGCTCCAGGTTGGTGAACGCAGAAGGATTGACGATCTCGCCGTCGCGGTCCTCCTCTGCTGTTGAAGCGATAGCGGAATACACCCCGTCCTCGCTGGCCTTGTTCAGGACAGCCCGAAAGAGAATTTTCTCCATGTGAGTCTCCGTTATGAGACGTTCACCATCGGTTCAATCTCGAACCAGACCTCTTTATGGTTGGTCCCCGATGTAACCACCGTGCTCGTGTAGACTGCCTTGACGTATAGAATGCGCGAGAAGGTATCGGTGCTTCCAGTCAGCGCGAGGTCGGCATCCTTCAGAACAATATCAACCGATGCGGCTGGAGTAACCGACACCGCAGACCGCGAGTTGATAACCGTCCCAGCGCTGTCGGTCAGTGTCCACGTTACCGTAGTGGGGATGCATGCCGTACCGTCCTCGTCAGTGAACGAAGCTGTGAATACGGCTACTCCCTCTTCTGGAACCTTCTGGCCTATCACGATTGCCATACGTCAGTCCTTCACAACGCTAATAGAAGGCAGGCATGCGGTTACCGTCATGCTGGGCGCAGCCATCGCAGCAGCGACCCCCGGCAGCCCGATGGCAAGCGCCATCGACAGCATGCCGATAATTACCTGCGGCACCCCCGATGCGATGTCGAACCCGAAGCACGCGAACCGCGTACGCTCGGTATCGGAGAGGCCGGACACGCCGGCCCCCATGTTTGAAAACTCGTCTATCCTCACGCCCCGGCCCCCAGCGTTTGCGTGGTCCCGTCGTCGGACACCGTGCGAGTGGCGAGCGCAGTGACACCATCGGCTTTGTAGGTTATCTGCTGAGTAGCGGTCTGCGTGTTGCGATGGAACAGACGAGAGTACAGATACCAGAGGAAACTCTTGACTGACTTGGTAGCCGCGAGGTTTGTCGGCTCAGTTATCGCGGCACCAAGCGCGTCGTCTACTTCACTCTGTACCTCCGCGTCCCACGATGCATTCCACGGCACCGCAGTAAGGCCGGCTCCCGCTACTCCGATGGTAGTTGCCAGACCGTCTACCACGGTGTCAACCGTAGCAAGGTTAGCAGCCGTTGCGAGAGGAGACACAGCAGCATCAAGCTCGGCTTTCGTTGGCGGATCGTATGCGGTGAGCGCTCCCGCCGCCTGAGTTTGGATAGCAGCCAGCGCGGTAGCGTTCCACGACACGGTGGAGTCAGACTTTGGAACCTTGGCGAGCTCGGCCGAAGTAGCAAGCGGTGAGGTCGCGGCGGTGATAGCTGCCTCCAAGGACGATTCGTCCGCCGGGTCAGACGGAAGGTTGTCCGTCTTCGCCTTGATAGCATCGACCACGGTGTCAACGGTTCCGACCGGCGCGTTGAGGTTGCTACCAATGATGTACCCGGCTGTGCCTGCCCCATATGACCCGGGCAGGGCCGTAGACCATGGATCACCTGACCCGCCGGCGGCAGCCAGGGCAGCGCCAGCAGACCCAACACCGGTATGGTCGGCAGTAAGCTCGTCCCATACCGCATCAGCCACGGCAGCAGCAGTAGGTGCCGTAGCAGCAGAGAGAGCGGCCCCAGTGCTACCAGCCCCAGCGTGTCCAGCGATAGCCTCATCCCATACCGCATCGGCGATCTCAGCCACAGCATCAGCGGCAAGCTCGCTCGCACCGATTGCATCAACCGCGATAACGAACACGGTGATAACTCCGGCTGCGAAGGCATCGGAGGAAATAGCCCCGGTCGCCAGAGTGGCAGCGACGATCGCATCAGCGGCGAAAGCATCGGCCGTGATAGCACCCGTGGCGAGTTTGGCCGCCGTGATGGCATCAGCAGCGATCGCACCCGCGTCGATTGCGTTGTCTGCTATGGCGTCCGCATCGATAGCACCCGTTGCGATGCTGGCAGCAGTGATACCCCCAGCCGCGACAGACCCAACTGACCCAATGACGTTGCCTCCGACGTTCCCCGTAACACTACCCACAGCGCCAGTAACCGAACCCACGGCCCCAGTAACAGACCCGACCGCACCCGTCACGCTGCCAACAGCCCCGGTAACGGAAGCCGCAACCACGGCTCCGCCGCCGATGTTATACGAGGTGCCATCACAAGCCGCCTCCAAATTGTCAGCAGCGGTGGCATCCCCAGAGATAGACCCAACGTCAGCCGCGATGCGACCGCCCACGAGAGCGGCAGGAATCCGCGACTGGATGTCCTCCGTGTCGGCCTGAATCCCGTCAAGCTCGCCCTGCAACGTGGTCCCGGTGTCAACCAGAATCGCGTCGATGTCCGTGCCGATCTGAGCGTCGAGGTTCAGCCCGCCGGCGTCCGAAATCGGCAACCCCCCGGCAGCATCAGCAGCAGCATCGGGTAGCGCCGTCCCAGCCAATCCCCGCGTGGCAGAGTACGCGCTATCGATCAGCACGTTGTTCAGACCCGCCGCACGGAACCCGATCACCGGCCCCCTCCACGGGAGCACGCCAGTAGCTACGCCAGTGAACCAACCGAACCCCTCGGTATCGTTATTGATCGAGGCACCGCCGCTCGCCGGAATCTCGATGGTGTACATCCCACCGTCTTGGTGCGCCCAGTCGTAGTTGCCGCCAGTGGTGGGAGTAACGACAGTAGCAGTCGTCGCGCCCGCCGTGGTCGTGAAATGCCAGATCAGTTCAAGCCCGGCAGCGTTGTAAGCAACAGACTCTTCGCGCGACTTGAAATCTGTGTCGTCGAGTAATGGCATGATATTGATGGGCACTTCCGTGAGCGCCGCATCTACATCCATCCAAAGGTCCGGCATTGCTTAGCTCCTACTGTTGCGCGTAGGCGTACATCGGTTTTCCGCCGCCAGCCGCAGCCGCCGACCCCAGCGCGATGATATCGGCAGTCCACGAGTCGTTGTCCCCGAATGTCGCCTGCCCATGGATGTTCGACTGCGTGCTCGTGAACAGGCTATAGCAGGCTCCGCACCGGTTCGACTCGTTGTAGCCGTCAGCGGCCGTGTCGCCGATTTGGAAGCTGGTACCGTAGCCCATGCCCGCCGCGTTATACATCCCGGCGAATACGAGCAGATCGGTGCCCTGCGGAGAGATGTTCTGACTCTGCGGGGTGTTGCCACTCCCCGAACTCGCGCTACCCGGTCCTGCCACGAGAGAGATTTCATCCCCCGCATCGGGCCGGTACTGCATGACGACGAACGCTACCGCCGTCCTCGCGGCCCCCAGCGTCACGCGGATCGTCGCGCTCGCATTGTGCGTTCCCACCACGACGTGACCAATACAGGCACCATTGCGCGTGCTGTACTGGTTAACCGTCTGCATGGTGAACGAGTCGGCGGGCGCGGTCGTGGCAACCGCTACCGTCGTCGATGCCCCCATATACCCAGCGTAGATACAGAGCACGTCGCCCACTTCAAGATGAAGTGTGCTTCCGGCATCGAGAGTCGAAACGGAGCTATACGAGTACCCCTCCGCTTCGGCTACATACGTCCATGCCATGCCATCACCTCAGAAGTGTGTCGAGAATGTGCACCGGCAGTTGCAAACTTGCGCAGCCCCGCCCGCCGGGTCGAGCGGATAGCGCATCCCGTTTGAGAACTTCCCGCCGAAGGGAATCCGCTGGCCGTCAAGCTCGGCATGGGAGTCGCGTACAAGCGAGTCCCGCGAGCTGACCCATTCGATCTCGGTGGGCTGCAACTCTTCGCACGCCTGGTACCGTCCGTCAGCGAACGCCCCATGTACCTCGGTCCGGGCAATCGTGCGCGCGTGCGACTTCAACCCGGCGAAATGCTCCTTTATCAGACTTTCGATAGCTTCGGTCCGCTCAGCCTCGGTGAGTTTGTCCTGCATAGCCTGCACAAGCAGCTCATGCAATTTCTGCTTCAGCTCATCCTTCGCCGCGTCGGTAGCGTTCTTCATGTACTCCACACGCGAGCCCAAATACTGATTGACACCGGGGTCTTCGATGTTCACGTTACCGATACCCATGGTGCTGTACCCCACCGTTACCGCTTGGCCGAGATACCGCGCTACGGTCTGGTATAACTCCTCGTCGGCAAACACCGCGTCAATATCAGGGTCCGCCACGTCCTTAGTCACCTCGACTTTGAAGTCCTTGGCAAGCGAAAGCAGCTTCCGCTCGATGTCGTAGAAGTACCTTCGCACCGCCCCGGCACACCTCTTTTCTATCGGTACCACCCTGTTGTTCAACGCATGCCAGGTGTTAGCGCGGCGGGCTTTCCCGAACGCATCATCGAATACCCGCGAAGCCTCAACCGGCGGCGCCTTCTCAACTGACGGCTCTGAAGCCTTTGGCTGCGGCGAGTAGGGCATTTCCCCCAGCATGCCAATGTCGCTATCGTCTCCCCATTCATCATCGCCGCCGGGCACAGGCTCCTTGCCAAGCATCTCGCGGCCCTCGTTCTTCGTCAGCAACCCGGCCTTGTAGATGCTGACAATCTTCTGCGCCTCGTCGTTGGCAAGGTACGTCATGGCTTCAGTCGATCGCTCGTCAAACCGCACGCTATACCCGAGCGCATCAAGCCACTGGCTGTTAAACTCCGCCTCGATCTGCCGCATCATCGGGACACAGGTGTTGCTAATAAACACCTTGTCCTGACTCAGCGCCGTAGCATAGTTCACGTCTTCATACTTGGATACCTGGGTCTTCGTGACGCCGAAGACCATCAGCACCTCTTCCTCGTTATGCTTCAAAAGCTCCAGGAACTGAATGTCCTTCTGCGTGAACCCGAGCGTGGTAACATCCATCGCCTCGATCAGTTGCGCCTCGTGCGCGTGAGACTTCCCCTTGCGCCGCTCGATCTGATCTTTCTTGAACGCCTCGCGGTACTGGTCGGGCAGGATGTTAGTCGCCTTGTAGATGATGGGGGGAGTCCCGTCGTTTTCAAAGAACTTCTTGTTATAGACGATGGCATCCCACATTGATTTGTATGTCATCTTCAACACGTCCAGTGGTGCCAAGCCCATTAACTCGTCATTCGGGTTATAAGAACCCGTCAGATGAACCACGCGCTCGGGCGGCAGAAAGTATTCCTCCCCTCCCCGCTTAACCGTCCACCCAAGCCATTCCCCGCCGTTCGTCTTGCTCCACTTCGGCTTGAAGTACCGGGACGGCCAAACGTAGAGCTGCACGGGAATCCCACGTACCTCTTTCTCGTCCTTCACGACAAACGAGTTGCCGTAAATCTGTAGGTTCGTCCCGATTGCGTCCTTAAACTCGTATGGTGACTGTAGCTGGTTGGGCGTCGCAAATAGCTTAGCAACCTGGTCGTTCGGCCCGACTTCCTTCTCCCCGCGCGACACTACGAGTCGCGTCTGCGCCATCACCTTGCCGACCGCCCGGATAGCAGCATAGATGATCGGGAGTTGCGAGTATGGGTTAGTGATCTCGTCACTGTCGCCCCATCCGAACATCTTCACGAGGCGCGGAGACGTTGGGGTGATACTGGTTTCCTTAGCGACACGAGGCCGCAGCAATCGTGTGAGTAGTCCCATAGCAGCCCCTATCCCAAATACGTCAGCCTCGGCATGGGGGAGTTGTCGATCTGCATGCACAGATAACGGAGCGCGTCCATCGCGTGATCCGCTTCCTTGACCGGCTCCTCTTTCTCGTTCTTACCGGCCTGCTGATCGGCCCACCGATACATGCCAAGTTCTTTCAGCGTGTTGACTACGCTGTCGACGAAGAAGAGGCGCGGCCGCCCGTCCGGCTGCACGGCCAGTCGGGCCTTCACCTTCTGGATGCCGCCCACCACCGTTTTCTGCGCCGGTACGGTGTGCACCCCACAGGATGCCAGCTCTGCCGCGTCTTGCGCGTCGTGGTCGGCTACCGTCCACGCTATCGGGTCTGTCCGTCGCAGTATCGCGGCGGCGTGATCTTTGATTAGCTCACGACGCCGGTAATGCTCGTCGTAGACGTATATCCGACCATCGGGGTCAACCGCGCCCCATAAGCACACGAAAGGGTTAGTGAAACCAAAGTCCACCGCCCGGACCCGTTGCCAGTCGTCAGGGATCGTGAACGGCTTGACCACATGCAGGTCAGGACGAAACTCAGAATAGACCAGACCCTCGAAAGCAACGAAAGCACCGTCTATCTCCTGCCGGGCAAACTCAGCGGTATAGTTCGCCTGGAGGTCTTCCAAGTACCCCGGTGGAAGAAACGTGTTCTCCCTCGTGGAGCTGGTAACGAGCTCATAGTTCGGCCGCCGCTCGCTTACGAAATACTTCCACACCCAGTTGAACCCGGCTGGTGTGGTTGTGATCCATGCCCTCGGGCTACCCACACGTAAGCGGCCAAGGAGCACCTGCCATGTGCGCTCGGTGGTCAGCGCCGCTTCGTCTATCCAGCCCCACCCAAGGTTAGGCCCGCGCAATCGATCGGGGTAGTCAGCAGAACGGAAGTAGATGTTGACCTTGCCAATCTTCGCGCGTTCCTCGCCGCGCCAAAAGGTCACCGGCACGTGGAACCGCTCGCACAGGTCAAGGAATGTCTTCTGTGTGGCATCCCGCAGCATCGGAAAGGTCGGGGCCACAATCACCCCATCAGTACCGCTGTTGACGCCCTCCAAGGCCGCAAGAGCTCCGATGAATGTCTTGCCGCTACCGATGCCGCCGCTAAACGCCCGATACTTCGCCGGGCTGTTCCAAAACCTCGCCTGAGCCGGCAACTGGTTCAGTGTTACCCTGCTCGAATACAATGCGGACTACCGTCTCGCCTTCCTGCTCGATGCGTTCTTTCGGCTTCCCGTCCAGGCGATCCACGAGATATTGAGCAAGCTGGCGATCGCCATCCTCGGCCTGATCCCACAGCTTACGGGCCAACCGCTTAGCACGGGTCAGCCCATCCTCGCCCGGTACGGGCTCCTCTCCTATCTCGCGGAGGAATGCGGTTATAGAATACCTGTTGCGCGGTCTACCATTCGGATTGCCGCTTTCACCCTTCTGCCAAGCCATTGAAGTCACCTGTTGTTACAATGCTAAGCGCAAAAAGAAGGGGCCTCGCGTGGAGGAGTCACGGTCGGCCCCGGAGGATGGGAAGGAGTATACCCAATTGTATCATACAAGCACGGGGGGGTGGTGCACGATGCAAAAGTATTTTTTCCGTAGCCGCTGAACCCTGTACCGTATCGGTTCCTCATGCCACCGCTTGCGCCTAGGCTGGTAATACTCAGCCTTGTAAAGCCGCATCATCGCCCGGAAACCAACGTCCATCAGATATTCGGTAGTACATCCATACTCGCAGTCACCGATGTATAACCATGCCGTTGTTAGCAAATCCTCCTGCGCCACGGGATCGGTAGAGAACGCCCTCACCACGTCGATGAGGTACTGCCGCAGTATGCGGTCCCCCCAGCAGTCAAGCCATGCCTCAGTGTCCAACAAACGGCTCCGGTTCTGGTTTGGGGGGCCGGCCTAACGGCCTGAACTTTTTATCGCCGTTTTTATACGTCCATCCACATTCTGGGCAAAAGACGCCCGTAGCACTCCCTCGAACGCGCCGTATGTTAGCACCGCAACTCGGGCACTTGTTCACTTGTCCTCCCCCCTTTCGTAAACAATCAGCGGAGCCTCGTCATCGTATGGACTGTCTTCCACCTTGACGGGCCTGCCGCCCATGTCGGAAACCAAACGCCGTAACCGCTCTAGCGTCTCCCGCAGCGTCTTGTTCTCGGCCTTCAACCGCTCGCACTGTGGACAGTCAGTCGAACTCATTTATATTCCTTGCCTTGCCACGCCGGGCCACGCCATGCCGGGCCGCGCCGGGCCGCGCCGGGCCCATCCCGGATTATGCGCTTTTCTTTGTTGCCTCATACACGAAAGCCTTCTGCATCGCAAGCGGTGCGATATGCGCCTCAACCCCCCAGTCATTCACACCGCGAACGCGCAGAACTAAAAACCCGAAATGAACAGGCAGGCCGTCCGTATTGCGCGCCCCATATACTGATCCAAGTCCTTGGAGCGCCGGCGTCACCCATGCCGCCTTATTGGTGGCAGGATCGCTCACCTCGCTGCACCGGTGAATGTGCGAGCGGATAATCAGGTTCGCTTTTGGCTGTTGCCCAGTCTCGGCCCATAGCATCTGTTTGATTTGCGCGGTGCTTAGTGCGGTGTACCGCGAGACAGGAGAACTGCTATTGCCTATTTTATGCTTGGCGTTCACTGCCAGTCCGAGGTAGTTATAGTGTCCCTCGTCCCCGATAGTGGTGCCCTTGCATATGCCGTAGACCATATCCTCCCAGTTGGTTTTTGATTCGCCAGTATGGTATGGCGTGCCTCGAATGAAATGGTTGACGGGAACGTTCAGATACGTTACAAGGGCAACCGCCATCTCTACTTGGGTGGGAAGCTCTTGGTCTTCCGACCCTCCAGACTTTAGGCCGGGGCCATCGACGATGTCCCCATTCCAGATAGCCTCATCGAATGGCCCGGCCTTCTTCACCTCGGAATCGAACCAATCCCACGCCTTGACGCGGAACTCATGGTCCTTGTGTTCCTTGCGCGACGCACGCTCGGGCGGCACCCAATTGAACTCGGGCGGTGTCAACCCAACGTCATGTCCACAGTGAGTATCTGAACCTATGAAGATTACCATCTCGTCACTCATATCTCCTCCTGTAAAATTTCCTTGCCTTGCCACGCCCCGCCGCGCCCTGCCTTGCCACGCCCCGCCGCGCCAGGCCGGGCCGTGCCCCGCCGCGCCAGGGACTATGCTGCCTCTTTCCATTCTTCCACGATGAACTTCCCGTACACACCACGGAAAGTACCGATGCCAATCGCCACGCCTCCAATGTCGAATAGCTGGCGAAGAATGTTCTCCGTCAAATCCTTGTTTTCAAATAGAGCGATGGTGAACTCCAGTCCCCATTCAAGCGGAAGCACCGGTCGGCTCTTGGGATTCGGGATGGTGAGCTGCCCCTTCTTCATGCGCGCCACGGACTTGTCCTCGTAGATGCCGGCGTTTTCCAGCGTGAGCGGTTTGCCGTCCCGCAAAAATGGAATCTCGGCCGGCGTAATAGTCACGTAGGACAGTGCCGCTGCTGCTACCGACTTCCACTTCTTCCCCATCACGCGCTGCGGAGCCGATGCTGTATTCTGTGCGCTCAGAAAAGAAGACAGGTTCTTCGCCGGTAAAATCAGCGATTTCCCGTCCTTCGATGATACGTATACCTTGTCCCTCCACGGCAGTTGTTCCTCGTTCGACCCCGCATAGCGATCGAACATGGCTGGCGAAATCCCGCGCAAACGCACGAGAATTCTCGAAATCTTCACACCCATTCCCATGCTCCTCCGGAGGCATTAGGTCTTCTTCGGTCAATCCCACGGAGTCAAAGACTCCGTCCGTTGTATGGAATCTAATGAAGTACAACCTTTAGTCCTCCATCTGGAATCGCACACCGGTCAACGACCGGAAAGAAACCTCGCCACGCCTTGCCTTGCCACGCCGCGCCCCGCCGCGCACCGCCGCGCCAGGCCGCGCCGCGCCGCGCTCCCATACAACGGAGCCGGCGAACCGGCTTTGCTTACAAAGAAACCTTGCCTTGCCACGCCCCGCCGCGCCAAGCCGGGAACGATTCCTCAAAGCCTGAACCCCAACTTGTTTAGCTCATTGCTTATCGTGTAAATCGCCCCGTGGCTTATCCGCAGTCCATGCGTCTGCTCTATAAAGTGCAGCGCCTCATGCCATAGTATCTCATTCCACTGCGCATCCGGCAGGCTGTCCTCGATGTAGATGATGTCTTCCTGCCCCATGCACAATCCGACGCACTTTTCATCGCCCTGCGGCGGTAGTTTATCTATGCGGATAACATGGCCGCATAATTGGATAGTCTTCGGTCGCCTCATAGATACCTTTCAACGTCGGACAGCTCGCGCGCGATAATGCAGGTCGCGCCGGCCGCCCGCAGGCGAGCGATGAAAAGCTCCTGCTCCTGCGTACACTGCGCGTTGCCCACCTTCAGTTCGATGGCGTAGTGGTGGCCGTCACGCACCGCCACGATGTCCGGCACCCCCATGGTGGCCGGCCGGTGCTTAGCATCGTGCGTCGCATAAGCAACCACGTTGCGGTGAGCAAGGTAGTCGAGTATCTGGCGTTCAAGCTGGCTTTCTTTCATGACTCCCCCCACATGTCCAACCGACGCGGCAACCTTATCGCCCATCCCCGGCATCTTCACAACCACATGCCGCCGCATCGCATGCTCCATCTCGCTCATGGCAGTACTGTACTACACAATACTATACTGTGTCAAGGTATAGCGGTAAGATGGTACCGGTGCGCCGACCGTAGCTGGCTGGCAAGGTACTCCCGCCCGCACCAGTCGCAGTACACCAAGTCTGTCCCGGCACGGTCCAGCGGCCCGCCGCAGAAACACCGCGTCCGGATGCCCGAGTGGTTGCCGCAAAGGTGGTCCACGTTGCGCTTGGCGTAGTCCCTCGTGGCACCTATCGCGTGGCGTAGTGTCACTCACGTACCTCCTGGCATTTGCCGCTTAGATTCTCGCGTATCTCGGACATCAGGCGTTCACCCTCTTCGGGACTCACGTACTCCTCGGCGCTATCGGATGCTATGAGCGTAGTATTACGTTTCGCGGCAGCGATCGCCTCGATGGCATGCCCGCGCTCGTACGCCCTCACCTTCATCACCTCCAACTCATGGACCCCGGGCGGCTTTCCGTAGATGCTCGGGTGCTCGGTGAGCGCCACGTCGCGCATCCCCCACAGAAACCATTCGTCATGAGCGGCAAGCCACTTCTCAACCTCGGCCTTCATCGCCGGCAGATACTTGCCAAACACTGCCTCGGCCCACGCTACGAATGCCTGCGATGTCATGCCGCACCTCCGTTTATGACGGCCATCACGTCGGGCGACACCGTGTCGTTCCGCATCGTCTCCAACACGCGCGACCACAACGGCGACAGCGCCGAAGGCAAGAAGGGTTGGCCGCGCCAGAATCCTTTCGCGCTCGTATCGCCGGTCTTCAGCTTCCAGAAAGCGTTGAGCATGGCGGCTATCATCGAACCAGGATCGTCGGGCCGCCGTCCCTTGGCCTTCTTGATGATGGCGTGGATACACACCCGCTCTTTAGCGTAGTCGTCGAACCTTCCGTCGTTCTTCGACAGGAACGCTTCCTCAACCTTGTGGAAGAGTGGGTCGGTTGTGACGATGGCCGCGCTAGCGGCTGCCTTCTTCCGTTCAATTCCATTCCCTTCCATTCCCTTCCATTCATTGGCAGTAACCTGCGGCGACGCCGCACCTTCCTGCGGGATTTCGTAATCACTTACCCAGCCTATACTTACCAAGCGCGGCAGGGCTTCCTTCCAAACACTAACTGGAATGCGTGTAACCCTCGCTAAACTGACCGGATCGTGGGCCATGCCACCCCCCCGCAGGAGGGTGCCGCGCGTACCGCACCTTGCTGCGACCTGTACCAAGGCGCACCATGCTCCGAAGTGCGCCGCGCCGTTCTGGTGGTCCATCAGCTCCGTGTACCCGTCGCCGTCGTGGCGGTTCGACATCGGCACCCAGTCGAGCTTCTTCAGCTCA